GGAGCAAAGCGTTAATGACTTCGGGGCCGCGCCCCTCGACGGCTTGCATGTACGCAGCGGCTTTCGGGTCTGCGATGTCCGCGAGGCGGTTCAGGCCAAGGTTAAACCCGCGCCGCGCCAAATCGCCACCGCCGCGCACAAACGCAGGCACGCTGCCGCCCATAAGCCCGGCACCCATAAGCACTAGCGGGTTGTCGACATTGCCGTAGACAGACGCCGCCGCAGGCGCTGCGGCCCCGGCGCCGCCGGCCGCCGTTTGCAGTATGGGGGCCTGCCCCATAGTGGTTGCCACACCGCGCGCGACAGGCGACGTCAGCGCGGGCGCAAGCGCGCTGGCTGCGCGCGCGCCCAGCCCGCCACCCAGCGCACCTTGAACGGTAGCCTCGAATACTTGCTGTTCTGGCGTCTGCGCCGGGCGGCCAATCCCGACGCGTTCAGCCAATCCTTGAATGGTTTCGGACGGCAACGGCACGCGACGAGCGCCAAACGGCGTCGCCACGACGTTATACAGCCCCGTACCAATGTCGCCGACACCGAGCGCAATAGGCGCAGCGGCCGCGCCCAGCCCTGCACCCACAGGGCCGCCGACTACCGCACCCCCCGCGGCGCCGGCGCCCATTGCGGCGGCGTAGGGGGCCGCCGCGCGCGCCGCGACCGCGGTCCACTGGGCTGCGCTGTTGTCGGGCTCACCGGTGCGTGCACCGGGGATGGCGTCGCCGACGCGCCCGCCGTATTTTTTGGCCAGCGCCTCGTAATCCGTCTTGGCCGGTGGCGGCGTCTCGGCGACGGAACCGCCGTATTTTTTGGCGAGCGCTTCGTAATCCATCAGAGACCTGCCTCCCGCCGGAATCTGTCTGCGGCGGCGCGGTCGGGGAACGTAAACACGCGACCGCCGGGAACCGGAACTGTGACCGGACCAGCGGCAGGCGGCGCGTTGCGCTCGCCCTCTGACAATGCTGACTTGCGCGTCTCAAACTGCCCCGCCCGCTCACGCATAAGACGGGCCACGGTTTGCGCTGCTGCGCGGCGTGTCTCAATTGGCTGTGTGGTGTCCGCCAGCTGGCCCGCTGCCGTTTCGTAGCTGCGGCGGTCAGCGTCAGATTGCGGACCCTCGAATCGGGGGACCATCTTAAGCGCCATGTCCGCAATAGGCGCAAGTTTAGCGCCTGCCTGCGCGCCCGGCGTGGACACGCCGATGGTGGCGGCCGCCTTATCTATAATCGTGCCTACAAGGCTGCCCGTGGACTTATCCAGCAAGCCGCCCTTCTTTGTAGCGGCTTCTAATTCGGTAACCGCGCGCGTCAGATCCACGTCCGTTTTACGCTCTTGTTCTTGCAGTTGCGCGGCTTGCTGGCCTCGCGCAGTTCCGTAAGCCGCAGCGGCGGACCTTTCAATCTCAGTGGGCGCGGTCGCAATTGTCAAAGGCGCTTCGATGCGGTTTGTGAATTTCTCGCCTGTCGGTGACCGGGGCAGCGCGGGCTGCTGCGCGCGGAACGTGTCGCTCTGCACAAGCGCATTCGGCGGCTCACCCGCAGCCGCGATCTGCCCGGGCAAACCGCCGTACAGCGCCGAGCGCCGGTTAATGTCGGCCATGCGGTTAGGCGGGACCGGGTAGGAAGGCACGCCTTCCGCAGGGTTGCCGACGAAGGGCGCGGCGCCCGGTTGCCTGCGCAAGACCGGCGTTTCAATAAGCTGTTCACCGGGGCGAAGTTCTTCGGGCCGCGAGTAAGTGACGCCGCCGCGGTCCACGGTCGTCTGTTTTCTTGGCCGGTTCACCTCTTCGACTTCTTTGCGGATAGCGTCCGCCGAATTGACTAGCCGCTGAGTGACCTGCTTACGCTGATCTGGCTGCAAGGACGCCCACTCCTGTGCTGTGGGCAAGCGGATGCCGGGCAGATTTGGCGCCGCCTCTTTGTACCATTCAGCATACGATTTGGGGTCTACCGGATCTACAGTAGCCAGCCGGTCGCGGAGATCGGCAAACCGTTTCGTGCCCATTTCCATGACGCTGGCGCGGAGCTGCTGGCGCGTCAGTTCAGTCTGCGCCTGCTGCGCTTCTGCCGTACGCGCTTCGCGGGTCGCCGTAGCCGCCGCGCCAATGACCGGCGCGCCCGCTTTCGGCGCCACACTGAGCGCGCCCAGCATGCCCTGCCGCGACGTCAAGTCTAGGTTAGGGTCACGCAAGTATTGCCGCAGCGCGTTGGTCTCTTGCAGGTCCCGCGCACGCTCTTGAATGAGCATGTTGTTCAGCTGCTGCTGTTGCAGCATAGGAATCATCTGCAGCGGGTTGAATTGCTGCGCCTGCGTTGGCTGGATGCCGGGAACTTGGAGGTTGTAGTCTACCATTATCTAGTTCCTGTCAGACAAACGGGCCCATGCCAGTGTAGCCGCCAGCGCCGTACGCGTAAGGAGACCCCGCCGCGCCGGCGAATGACGTGGCCGCAGACGCTGGCGCGAACCGGCTCATCATGTTGTTCATCATGTACGCGTTGCCTACACCTTGCAGCGCATTGTTCAAGGCGTTGGCCTGGTTCATGTACCCGGACGCGCGCGCCGCGCCCTGCGCCACCGCAGACTGCGCCAGCCCCTGCCCGAGCTGGCCGGCAGCGCTCGTCAGCGTGTTTGCGCTGGTCTGGCCGGAACCCATCAGGCTCTGCAGCGGGTTGAGCTGGTTCGAACGGTTGACCTGGTAGCGATTGAACGCGTTCTGGTATTCATTGCTGGCCAGATCCTGCCCGAATCGCTGGATACCCTTCATCATGGACCCGGACATCAGACCGCCGCGCGCGGCCGCTGACCGTTCAAGGGCCTTCATGCCCTCAGACATGCGGAAGTCATACCCGGGGTCGGCCTGAAAGTCGGGCATCCCGAAATCGCGAGCGTACTTGCCGTAATCGGCGCTGGCCGGGTCCACAGTCAGCCCGCTGCCTGCCGCTGGCGTCAGGCCCAGCAGCGTCATCAGCCGGTTCTGCGACGTGAGGCCGCCTTGCCGGAATGGCTCCTGCAGCTCGACTTGCTTGTCGAACATCTTCTGCTGCTGCTGCGCGGCGATCTGCGCAGCTATGATCTGCGCTTTGGCGGCCTTTTCAGAGCTGCTAGCCCCCATCAGGCCGCCCAGCAGCGAGCTGCCGCCCATAATCGCCATTCCGGCGCCAGTAGAAATGGGTTCAGGCATCCGAAAACTCCGTCTTGTAGTCGGCGTATTTCTCGCCGTACAGCGCCATTACAGCGGCTGCGTTTTGGATAGCGGCGTCTTTGCCGTGGGCCAGCAATACAACCATTAATACCACATCATAGTACGATGCGCGCCAGACAAAAGACTTTTCGTCCGCTTGCCCGGCGCGCTCGGCGTCGTCCGACGCCACCCATTTGAGAAACGCATTGGCCAATACGGGCAGCAACGCCGACGCGTTGGCCGCGTAGAAAGGGTTTTCCGGCATGGCGATCAGCGCCCGCCAGATAGCGTCGTGCAGACTGTGCCGGGGCACGTCGTCGGCGTCGGCTACGTCGTCAAACACTTGAATGACAGCCCACAGGTCGAGCAACCAGCGCGCGGCGTCCGGCGGCAGCGCGAGCCGCTCGGCGAACAGTGTCTGGAGAGTTTGCTTACTGGTCAAACGTCACTCCTAGAACCCGCCATAGACAACAAACATGATCGGCGTTGTCGGCGTAGACGCCGCGCCGGTCGCCGTATTGTTTGTCTTTATGGTAAAGCCGGACGTGGTGAACGTGGTCGTATCGGCCCAGCCAACCACGCCCAGTTCCGCCAACGTGACCAGCACCTGATAGTTGGCCGACGTCAGCGCGCTGGTGAACGTCACCGGAAAAACGCCCGTCCCCGAGCGAGTTACCGTAGAGCCATTTACCGCGCCCGTCTGGAATGCGGGCGTGCCCGATGGCGTCAAGATAGTGGCCCGCGCGCGCACCGTGCTGTCCGACGACCACGAGGCCGTCGTGCCGTTTGTAGACAGCAATCTTCCTGCGTTGCCAGTAACCGTTGGCACTGCCCGGTTGGCGGCCGACGTCCAGTCTGTACCGTTTGAAATTAAAATATTGTCCGCAGTGCTGGGCGCGACGCCGGTCACGGCGCTTGTGCCGTTACCAATCAGCACGCTCTTGGACGTCAGCGTCGCCGCGCCCGTACCACCCGCCGCGACGGGGATTGGCGTGGCCATGCTTGTGACCGTGCCGTTGACAATGGTGACGTTGGTCATTGTCGAGCCGAACACCGACCCGTTGTACACATAATTGTTGATAAGCTGGAACGTCGTGCCGTCGTATTCGACCCACGTCAGCTTGCCCGCCTGGATGTCGCCAGCCGACAGCGCCGCGCTGCCGTTCTTGGTAATGCTTTTGGCGGTCAAGCCGTCAATAGACAGCGTGGCGGCAGCGGTGTTGCTGTTGGCCGCCACAAAGCTGTACGTCTGCCCCGCAGCATAAGCCGTCAGCGTCGGCGTAGCCGTCGCGGCGATGGTGTTGGTGCCCGTGACGTTCGACAGCAAGCTGTTGATGCTGTAGGGGTCGTTGATGGCCGGCAGGTTGTCATACGTGCCGATGGTAACGTCAGCAGACGTCTTCAGGATGAATTTATACTGGACGCCGACCTCCAGCCAGATTTCGTCCGGTGTGCGCCCCGCCGCATCCAGAATGATCGGGTTGGCGTTGGCCACGCTGCCCGTGCTGGTCGTATACGTCGCCTTGGGTGTCGTGGTGCCCGCCGTGTAAGTGTACAGCTTGCCGCCAGCCAGCGGGTCGCCGTTGCTGTCGAAGAATTGCGCCCCTGCGCCTGCGAAAGAAGATAGGTTGTATGCAGGCATTGGCTACACCACTTGCGCTACGGTTAAGATGACGCCGGGAGAACGCGGGTACGCCGGCGAGGAGCTTGCTGCGTAGGTATTTACTTGAGCATACCCCAGCTTGGAAAGACCGTACAGCTCGAAATACTGGCCTGCCGTGAACTGGCAGAACAGGTTGACCGTCACTAGCGCCGAGCCGTTGTCCGAGCCGTGTTTCTTCAGGACAGACACATAGCTGGCCGTGTCAGCAGCGTCGGCGCCGTCTACGCGGAGCCACACAATGAAACGGTCGTCGTTAGCGGACGCATTGGTCAGTTGGATGCTGAATGTGACCGTGTACGTGCCAGTCTGGTCTATGGTTACGCGATTGGCGGCCAGAGTCATGTTACGCTCAAACTGAACCGTCCCGATCGGAATTATGGTTGGTGTGTCGGCCGTAAAAGACGGGCTGGTCGTGTCGTAGTAGGCCCCGTAGGCGACTTGCACCCATTGCGGCATGTTGGTTGCGTCGGTGCCCAAATAGCAATGGTTGCCGCCGACCGGTAGCCGTGCCAGAGAGTTGGCCGCGTCGGCGTACAGTAGGTCCCCGGCCGCGTAGGTGGCCTGCCCGGTGCCACCGCTGGTGGGCGGGACCGCGCCCGTGCCCAGCCCGATGAAATCGTACAGGTTTGAGAAGAACCGGAACCACTGGCGCGTCGGCACGCCGTTATTTTCGGCGATGGCGACGCGCGGCGCGGGGACCTGCGTGTCGTTAAGCATTGGTCTGCCCGAGGATCAGGTCAGCGCCCATGATGTTGATCTCGACCGGGTCGGTCCCGGACAGCTCGTACACGCGGTCGCGCAGCTTCATTGTCATGCCCAGCCGGCGGAAGAACGCGCGCTGGTCGTAGCGCCCCAGCTTGCCCATTTCGGTCCAGTGTTCGTTCGACCATGTGTGCCCGCCGTCGTCGGACCAGCGCAGCATCAGCTGCGGGTCGGACCCCTGCACACTGCCGTCAAGGCCGACGCCGCTCTCAATGTCAATTTGCAGGCTGTGGTGCGCTGTACGCTTAAACGTGTTCGCGCCGGTCGGCAGCGCGCGCCAGGAACGCAGCCAGCGCTGCGGGCGGTCGTAGTCCTGATGGTATTCCAGATCGTAGGCGTAAACGCGCCCGTTTTGGTAGTCGCCGACAAGTATCTCGTTGGCAAACGACGCTTGGCATACGCCGCGCTGCCGCGTGAACTGGCCGTTGTCGAACCCCGCGCGCTCGTGCCACGCGTCAGTGGCGACGTCGTAAACCCACGTAGCGTTAGCCGAGGGGAAGTTCAGCACGTAGAATGAGTGTCCGTCCTGCTGATATGTATACGCCACGGCGTCGTCAATGTTGGCGTATCTTTGGATGTGCCACTCGACCGCATGCGTGCTAATGCGCTGGCCAGTGTAGCCTTTGGCGCGGTAGACGATGCCTTTGCCGCGCGCGTCCGCGCCCAGCCAGAACAGACCGTTGTCGAGCTTGGCGACTGAAAACGTCGCCGCGCAGCCGATTTCGTTGAACGCGCCCTGTATGCGCTGGAGCGGAAAATCTGCCGCGCCGGAATTGTACCAGACTTCGACCGAGTTGGTGCCGAACAACCAGACTTCGGAATGGTCAACGATGCACGATATGAGGCCGTCAGGGTCGCCTTCGGCGCTGGCGAAATCCAGCGGATCGACCATCGTGCCGTCATTGAGGCTGGTCACCCAGACGCGCTGGCTGTTTGGCTCTATGAAGACGAAGTACCCGTCAAGGTAGGACACGGTCAGCGCGCCGGGGAAGTCCGGGTCGGTGATCTGCTGAAATGCCAGCGTGCTGGTGTTGTAGATGAAGCTAGTGCCGTTGCAGGCAATAAACAGCTGCGTGCCGTTGTTGGCCATCGACACCGGGCCATCGTTGGCCAGTGTGCCGACAATAGTTGAATTGTACGCGGAATCGACACGGTAGAGCGAGCTGCCGGATGCGACGTAGAGGTATCCGCCAAAGGCGTTCATACCCCTGATCGACCCGGCGCCGAGCGTCGCCCGCAGGCGCAGGCCCGGCACGCGCTGCAAGTACGCGGCTTCCTTGCCTTCCTGCAGCACTTCCGGAAATAGGTTGATCATCCGGTTGTCGGCAGCGTTGACGCTGCGGGCGACATACGCGGAGCCGAGAATGGGCGATTTCATCAGAAGTTGCCGGCAAAAATGTTGTAGCGCTGCCGAGTCGCCACGATGCTATACGGCATGGACATCACGTCCTCAGGGTTGTTGACGCGCTTCAGATTGCGCTTGCTGGTCATGGCGATACGCTGCACTTGCGGCGAAGGCTCTACGCCAAACTCCGGCGCCATCTCACAAGCCAGATTGTAGGTGAACGCACGCAAATAGCCTGGCGGAAACGCGAGCGGCGTAGCGAGACCCGCAGGCTGCGTCAGTTCTTCCACAGAAATAAAATGCCACTCCAGATCGCGAAACGGCACCGGATAGATGACCATCTCGACGTCAGGGTAGGTCGTGTTGACGAAGATCACCTGCGGGTAGGTGCTGGTGACCGTCTTGACCGCAATGCCGTCGTACTGCTGCTGGTTAATGAACTTTATGCCGTAAGAGACGTTTGTGGACGGATCACGAAAATAGGTGCTGTCGTCGAAGTACACCGGCCTATTGCCGACAAAATCGCCTGTCGGTCCCAGCGTCCGGCTGCGTTGACTTGCGGGCCATGTAAACGTCTGGTCTTGCGTCGAGAATACAGACAGCTGTTCAGTGTTCCAACTGTCGATCATCTGGTTGAGCGCCGTCAGCGCGTCCTGCGACGTCGCGGCTGAAGGCGTTTCGCCTTCGGCTAACACGCCGAGGAGCCTCAAGGCTCGGTTGATCTGATCGCCCGCTGTCGCCATGCGTCGTCTCCGGGGTGAACTCTTCCCACCCGTTCTGTGTGTCGTACTGCGCTTCCAGATCCATCGTGGCGACCTTCGTGCCGTGGACCGGGTGCCGCAGATAAATTACCGCCATTTTTCACCTGTGGGAAGGGCCAGGCGGCCCGTAGGCCGCCCGTCATAAGATATCAGGACACTGAAAAGTTAAGCCGGTAGACCGGGAACGTAACCGTGTTGGCCAGCGTGCCCGTAGCAGCTGCGCGGATGCGCAACCGGTCGCCTGCGGCGACGACGAGATTGGCCGCCGTGCCGTTCAGTGTCAGCGTGCGCAGCGTGTTGGCTGCGAGCGCCGCGCCGCCCGTCGCCTTGGTCGTGTTAGCGTCCGTAGCCGCCAGCATGGCCGCTGAACCCGCGCCCGCCAAACCAAGGTTAGTGACGCTGAACGTGATATAGTTGGAGTCGCTTGCCGTAAGGGCATCGACGCCAGAGAACTGCGCAGAAGTAAGCACGCCTGCCGCGGGCGCAATGACGTACACGTCACTGTTGCCTGTGGTGGTAATGGTAGCGCCTTGCTGGCCGACGGCCACGCCGGTCGCAATGTTGGACAGAACCCGCGAGGTACTGTCAATGGTTGCGCCTGTGATAGTCGTGCCGCTGGTCAGGGCCGGGTCGGAGTAAGCGACGCCGACCGGTTTGGTGTCCGGCATGTGATCCACTCCAGAGTTAGTGGACGGCCCGCAGGCCGTCCGAAAGTTGGGTCAGGTTACGCGGTAGAGCGTCCAAGCAGTCGCGGACGTTTTGCGCGCGATCAGCTGGGCGCCGGTGGTAACCGGAATCGTCATCGTGAGCGAGCCTGTGACGGTCCAGCCGGTGCCCGCGGCAATAACCGCCGTGCCCGACGATGTGCCGAGGTTGACCACGCGGAACGAGAACGTCGTGCCGATGCGATCAGCGTTGACGAGCGTCGCTTCAAGGTCGGCTACAGTCGGCAGCGTATAGGTCTGCGTGGTCGTGACGCCGCTGTTGGCGAGGATCAGGCCGTTCAAAACCTGCGCCACTGTGAGCGTAGCCGTTGCGGTGACGGACACGGGGGCCGAAATGAGGTCGATGATCGGGTCATTGAGATTGCCATCGCCGAGCTGATAGCCGCCGGCGCCGTTGGGAAGTGCCATAGTTTTTACTCCTGTAGAGAGGGCAGAAGCGGCGGCCTGTGAGCCGCCGTCAAATTGTGGTTAGCCCCAGAGGCGCACGGCCATCTGCGGACGGATGACGCTGTAGCCATAGAGGACGTCAATACGACACGGCAGGCGGTCGTTGTTGATGTCGTACTGGCGCACAATGCGCAGCGAGATCCCATTGTGGACCTGACGCGAGGCCATATCGACGCCCTGCGGCATGAGCAGGTCGGCGGTGGCAAACGCAATAGCGTCCTTGTGGTAGATCAGGTTCTGCGGGTACTGCGTCGAAGGCGACCCAAGGAAAGTGACCGTCTTGCCGGACTGCGGCAGTGCATCGACCGTAGCCAGTGCGTTCGAAGCCGAGTACATCGCCGCGACCGTGACCGTAGCGGTCGTGGACGCGGTGACGTCGGCCAGCGCGACGAACTGGAACAGCGAACCGGTGCTTTCGCGGGTCTGCGGGTTGACCGCGTAGCAGTCGGCCACAGTGAACACGTCGCCAGCCTTGATCACCGTCGAGCCAAGACCGGTGATGACCAGGCTGGTCGCGCCTTCGGTCGTGACCGCAGCGTTCATGGTCAGCGTGCCCGTACGCGAGCCCGTCGTGAACTGCTTGATCGACTGGGACATGTTCAGCTCGTCGTAGCCGAGGATGCCTTCGCCAAACATGCCGTTCTTGAACTGCTTGGAGATCGCCGAAACCGGGTTGAAGAGACCCTTCATGCCCTCGATCAGCGCGGCGTTGGCGGCCGGGTTGACGGTGGCATAACGGGGCGACATCACTGCCGCGTTCTCGTTCAGCTTCTGCTGGGCCTGGAGAAGGACCAGTGAAGTTGCCGGCGTCGTGCCGGGCGTGCCGACCGAGTTGCCGATGAACCGGAACGAGTTGGCGACGTCGGCGTCGATGGACGCGGCGAGCTGCGAAATACGCGGCTTGAGCACGCGCTCGGCGAAATCGTCGAGCTGCATGGTGAGCTCGGCGGTCGTGAAGTTGACGCCGATGTGCTTCTGGCTGGAGACGGCGAGCGTGGTGTACTGCTCGTTGTCGTCCTGCACTTGAAGCGCTGCGCCGTCCGTGACCAGCGCGCGGTCGGGCAGACGGATGCGGAGAGTGGAGCCAATCTTGGCGCCTTCGACCGCAAAGCTGTCGTCGTACTGACGGTTCACGGTGCGGGTGATGACGAGGTTGTTCTCCAGAATTTCCAGAGCCTTCCTCGTGATCATGTCGATAGTAAGAATCGAGTTAGACATTGCTCAAGTACCCTATCTACGTTGAGCCTCCAACTTCCTGATCTGGCGCTGACGCTCGGCTTCAATCCATTCCGACGTGCCCATGGTTTTCAGCGAGCGGGGGTCGGTGGTGTCGTAAGCAGGAGATCCTGCCGTGCGAGCCGCAACCGGAGCTATGGGAGCCGGGGCGGTTGAGGTTTTCTTGACCGGCGGATTGGCGGCCAGCTTGGCCTCAATCTTACCGATCTCTCGCGCTTGCAGGATAGGCGGCAGGTTGGCGATACGTCCGGCCTCCTTCGGGTTGGACCCTAGCCAATAGATGACATCAGGACCAATCTCGGACGCCTGAATTGTCTGCGCCATCACGTCAGTTACCGGAAGATTCGGGTTGTAGGCGACCTGTTCAAAGTCGTCGTACTTGCCCCGTGCGTCCTCTTCGCGTTCGTGATAGGCCGACAAAAACTCAGACTGTTGCCGTGCAGCATCCCGTTGAGCCAAGAGCTCTTGAGCCTTTCGTTCCGCCAATGCTTCGGCGTATGCCTGTGCATTTTCGAAATCGTTAGGCTCGACGGGCGGCAGTGCTGCGCTTGCGCGGGAGGCACTTTGCTGCTGGGCAATTCGCTGGGCTTGCTCGCGTTCCCATTTCCGCTGTTCTCTGGCAAGGCGCTTGCCGACGATGGCGTCCAATTCTTCCTGTGTGAAGGTCTTGGAGGCTTCGGTCGTTTGTCCTTCCGGCTTGGTTTCTTCAGGTGCAGGCGCTGCCGTGGTTGCCTGTTCTGGCGCGGACGTATCCGCTAGGGTGTTCAGAGCTTCATCGCTCATAAGGTTTCCTTTCGGACCCGGTGAACCTCGCCGGTACGGTTAGAGAACATTTGACCACAGTTTTACGGCGCAGTCAATTATGCAAACCTTGTCAACCCTTCAGGATACGGGCCTGCGTCTGGATCAGCGCTGGACCACGCGACGGTCACACCCGGCTGATCCGGCGGCAGTGGCGCGGAGCCATTCCAGCGTAAAGCGACCCAATACAGGCCATCCGTCGCCGCTTCAGGGGGGTTCCCGGCGGCGTAATAGCGCGCCCCCTGATCGGCAATC